GTTTCCCAGTCACGATCTGGTTGTGTAACGGTATGCTGAAGGCTGGTGCTGTTTCTCGTGACGGTCTTGGTATCGTTAAAGTTCAATACAACAAAGTTGGCGCTGCTTAAGGGGAAATATTATGGCTTTTTCAAGAGACGGCTTATGCCGAATTGGTGGTTCTGGTGTTGGTGGAGCTACTTGGCAGTATTCTACTGCTGATGCTACTTCTGCTGTTGTAGCAGACACTAACTACTTTGCTTCAGCTAAGGACGAGCTAGATGCTGGTGACGTACTTATCGTTGTCGGTACTACTGGTGGAACTCCTACTGGACGTATTTCATACGTTGAGTCAAATGACGGTACTACTGTTGTTTGTGCTGCTGGTGTAGTAATCACTGCGTAAAACTGAATGGGGGTTTCGGCCCCCTTTCTTTACAAATTAAAGGTTCCATATGGCAAACAGTAAGCTATCGTTAATTAATAATGCTCTCATTCTTATTGGCGATGTGCCTTTGACATCTCTGACTAGCGGTACTCGCGCTCAGGTTGTAGCCACTAGCCTGTATGACAATATCATTGAGAACGAACTCAGCAAGCATCGCTGGGGTTTTGCTCGTAGCATTGCAGAGCTTAGTAAAGATGCAGTTGCTCCTTTAGGCAATGAGTGGGAAACTTCCTATACTCTTCCTGCCGATGTGTTGGCATTAATAAAAATTGATCCCAGCGTTCCATATCAAATTATAAACAGCAATGTTTACTGCAACTATAGCGGTACACTTTTCTGTGATTATATGCGTAAGCCTTCCGAGTCTGCATGGCCCGCATACTTTGCCAAGATGATTGAGTATGCCTTAGCTATGGACTTTGCTCCATCTATTCGTGACAGTGCTTCTTCTATGCAAACACTAGCCCAGCAATACTTGAACGCTAGTCGCATGGCTCGTTACACTGACTCACAGCAACACCCGCAAGTAGCTATTCAGGATCGCCCATTTATTAACGTGAGGTACTAATGCCTAAGTCACAATTTCAGCAAACCAGCTTTGCTAGTGGTGAGCTGTCACCATTACTACTAGGCCGTACCGATCTTGAGCAATACTACAAAGGCGCACAGAATGCCGAGAATGTAGTCATTGTCCCTCAAGGTGGCGTTAAGCGTAGACCTGGAACACAGTTTGTGGAAAGCATTGTTCGAGGATTAACTCGTCAATCTGCTATTAATCCTACTATGCCAGCAGCACCTACAGGTCAAGAGGCTGTAGAAGGCGCTAAGATGAATGACGGCAATGATGCTACCTATGGTCAAACAGATGTAAGTGTTGGCATTGGTACTGTTGTAGCTAAGTATGACCTTGGAGCTACGTCATCTAATTGGGTGCAAACCTTTATAGACATTAGGAATGTTATTGCAGTTTATACAGGGTCAGCAGAGTCTGGTGAGCTAGATCAAACTTTTGGCGGAATACTTGAACATTCTGAAGATGATACAACTTACACCCAGCTTACAACTTTTAACATAAACAATACTAATGCTCAGAACTTTAGATTTAGACTTGATACTCCTGGAAGCGTACTAACAAAAAGATATTGGCGATTAAAGATTTCTATTCCATCAGGCGTTCCATATCAAGACTTTGTTGTTCGTATAGGCGAATACGGTTTTAAAAAAGAAGGCTCAGGCATTACTGAAGGAAAAGCATTTGACTGGGAATATGGCCCTGATCAAAACTATTTGGCAGTATTAACTGCTGGTAATTTGCGGTTTTATAGAACCCCCCACGCTGGTAGTGCGAACACAGTCTATGTTGCTGACGTAGTAGTTCCGTATGCTTCTAACAAAATTCAGGCAGTTAAGGATGCCCAGACTGAAGGCGTGATGTTAATGTTCCAAGAGGACTATCCGCCCATTCGGATTATCTTTGATGGAATAGATAATATAAACTCCTTTGTTGTGGACAACATTCCATTTGCTAATGTTCCTCAGTTTGATTACAACGATAGCAATAGCCCTGCCCCTGTAAGAGCGCAGCAGGTTGCAACTTTTGCTTCCGGCTTTGATGCTGGTCAGAATTATGCGATTAATGTTAATGGGGTTACTAGCAAAGATACTTTGTACGCAGGTGACGGTAATGCAGACGAGCAAGCATCTACTGCATTTAATATGCAAAAGAACTTGCAAGAGATGCCTGTGTTTGGATTTGATGGCGTTTCAGTGGAAAGAACCGACGTTAAAACATACACCATTACAATGCGTGATTCCTCTGCTAATGACTACAATCTGTTTAGCGGATACCCTACATCTGGCTCCGGAAACCCTACAATAGGTTTTGCAATTGTTTTACCTCAAGGATCGCCAAGAACCGAAGATGTTTGGTCTGCAACTAGAGGTTATCCTAGACAGGGCGTATTCCATGAGGGTCGTTTATGGATTGGTGGTACAAAATCTAAAAAGCAAAGCATATTTGCAAGTAGGGCTGGCAACTTCTTTGATTTCTTTTCTGAAGAAGGCGAAGATGATGAAGGGATATTTGTAACCATTGATTCCCGAAACCTAACTGACATTATTGATATTAACCCAGATAGAGGCTTGCAGGTTTTTTGTGCTGGAGCTGAGTTCTTGGTCAAGGGTCAAACCCCAGCAAACATTGAGGTTGTGTCACAAACGCAGCATGGGTCGTCTAACCTTGAAGCTCAGTCTGTAGATGGAGCTACATTGTTTGTAGACAAGAATGGCAGGACATTAAGACAGTTTGTGTTTAGCTTTAACGAAGATGCTTACACTTCTGCTGACATATCTGTGCTGTCTTCACAGCTAATTAATAACCCTGTCGATATGGCGCTGTTGCTAGGTAATACCACAGAGGATGCTAACTGGGCATTCATTGTAAACGAAGATGGCACTGGCGCAGTCCTTAACACCATGAGATCGCAAGACATTAATGGGTTTACAAGGTGGACTCCTTTTGCTGATGCTACTACTGCATCTGAAAAAAACTTAATAAAATCTTGCGCTACTGTTTCTGATGACCTTTACATGATTGTTTATCGTGAAGCAGGAGGTAGTGACTACTATGATATTGAGCGGTGGAGCTTTGACCATTTGCTAGAGTCTGGTATAAAAACTACTTTAACAGAAACAGGTAGTGACGTTGTAGTAGAGCTAGGCAACAGACTTAACGGATATGAAGTAAGTGTTTTAGCTGATGGCGATGTGCTACCTAAGCGCGTAGTTAGCCTTGTTAGTGGCGTTATAGGCATTACTATTACTGCCGCAGAGCTTGCTGGATCTGGTACAAGAGACTTAGAGATTGGCTTAGGCTTTCCAGTCAAACTTAAAACCATGCCTCTTAACACTAATCCTGGAACTCGTGGTGGACAGAACGCTATGAAGCGCAAGAAAATTACTAACATTAACTTGCGTGTTTACGAGAGTGCTGGCATCTACATTGATGGAAATGCTGTACCTATTAGGCAGTTTGGCGATGCTCAAGACACTCCGCTGAATACCCCATTTACTCCTAGAACTGGTATTATAGAAGACGAAAATGGTGGCAATGGTTGGCTAACAGAAGTGGTTCCAGAGATTACAGTGCCAGATGGCACGCCATTCCATCTACAATCTATCCAGTATGAGGTTGAGTCTTCGTGAAAGATGTTGTAACGCAAGATAGTATTTACCAGTTACAAGAGATAATGAAAGATTTTCCGCAAGCGCCTATAGAAACAAGGCATCATTTTTCTGATGGAATGTATGCAAGAGAGATGGTAATGCCAGCGGGGAGTATTGTTGTAGGAGCTTTGCATAAAACTAAGCACCTATTTAGCGTGGTATCTGGGGAGTGCGAAATATCCAGTGTTCACGAGAGAGAAAAGATTACAGCGCCGTACTTGGGCGAGACAGTGCCAGGAACTAAGCGTGTTATATATAGCGAGACAGGGTGTACTTGGATTGCCTATCATCCTACGCACTTAACAGACATTAGCGAAATAGAAAAAGCTCTAATAGAGCCAGAGGGTATTTAAATGGTTTGGGTAGTCACATCAATAGCTACAGCCGCCAGCATTTCAACTACAGCCGCAGCTTTAATAACAGCGTCAGCCGTAGGCACTGGTATTAGTGCTTATGGTCAAATTGAGGCAGGTAAGGCACAAGAGTCAGCACTTAAAGCTCAAGCAGAGCAAGAACGTCTAGCCGCTGAGAGTCGTGAACTAGAACGCCAGCAGAAGCTCAATGCAGCGCAAGCAGCTAACATTGTTGCTATGGGGTTGTCTGGGAAAAAAGCTGAAGGCACTGATGCAAGTATTGCTTTAGAAAGCAGTAAAAATGTTGGTCTTAGTGAGGGCATGATAGGACTGTCTGATCGACTTGCTCAGGCACAACTTCTTAGACAAGGTGCTGCTGCTAGAACAGGAAGTCAGTATGCCGCTGCTGGTACACTACTGTCTGCTGCTGGCGACATAGCCCCTTACTTTAAATAACAGGATTTAATAATGGCTCGACAACCTCGACAACAAAGAATTGGTGTTTACGGCAAGTTTACTCCTACTGCTTTAGATACATCTGAAGCTGACAAGATGCGAGCATTAGCTGGTTTAGGCCAAACTATAGCCGATACTAGCCTATCTATAGCAAAGCCTATGGTTACAGCTGAAAGGGCCAAGCAAGGCGCACAGGCCGCAGAGGATGCTCGTACAGTTGATCCTGTGACTGGCGAGGTAACTTATGGTGAAGTAAAGGAAATGTCTGCTTTTAAGGTTGGTGCTGCACAATACAATGCTAACTTGATTAGCGGTATGGACGCGCAGTTTAAAATGGATGTTAGGCAAAATCTAACTCGCATTGCGGTAGAAGCTGAAGGTGATGTTAATAAATTTGATACTTTAGTTACAGGTTATCGTTCTGGCATTTCTGGTGCAGCTAACCTTCCAATAGAGCTTAGACAATCTGCTGATACTTTAGTTGGTGCGTATCGTGAAAAGATTATTGAGCAACAAACTACTGAAGCACTTGCAGATGCTAAAGCTAATCGCGCACTAGAGTTAAAAACTGCCTCCGACGATTCTTTTAAGTTTATTGCTGATGGACAGACAGGTGCCGCAGGGTTATCTATTACTGAAGTTGTTGACGGTATTAATGCAGACCCTGACCTAACAGACCCTCAGAAAGCCTATGCTGTAAGCCAGTATCAAGAGCAAGTATTAGTAGCTTTTTCTAGGAAGGAGCTGAACGATACAGTTGAAAAAGAAGGTTACATAGCTGGGCTAGAATACATTGCCAGCATTGAAGACAACTTACCATCTGACATGAGCGTAGAAGGAAGGGAAGAATACATTAAAACGCTGACTACTGACATTGCTAATAGCCAGAAAGTAGAAGATGAAATACAAACAGAGAAAGCCGCTAATCTTAAACTTGATCAGGCAAGCAATGCTCTTGCCCTAACTATTGAAGTTCTTGATGGCAATGCTGGTATAGATGAAATAAAGCAAGCTGGTAGAGACAACAAGATTAGTGTTGGTCAGTTTAATACGCTTGAGAATCAGTTTGCTACTACAGGTAAGGGCAGTGACAATGCTGATGTTATTGACACTATTAATGCCTTAATACTGACCGATCCGGCAGGCGCTGCAACTTTAATTCAAAGTGTAGCAGGAACTCCCAGCCTTAGCAGTAGAACAGCAAGCACCATGCTCAAGAGTATACAGAGTAGTGCAAACAAAGGTGGTATACTACAAACAGAAGAAGCAAAGCGTTTTTCTGACCACTTGAAGCAAAATGTTATTAATACAAGTTTTGGCGCTTTTAACAAAGAAGCTGACAGAATTAAAGAATCTGAGTTACAGATTGTTTTTGCTGAACGAGTTTCTAATATGCAAGAGGGTGAAACCATTGCTAGTATTACTAACGAGTTAATCCAGGCAAGTAAAAAGCCTTTGGTAAAACCTGTTTATGCAGCAGATTATAATACTTATTTGCAGGCTGTAGCCCCAAATAGCGACTTGTATAAAGCCCTTGAATCAGGAACCATTACAGATGCTGAAGCCGATAGTATTGCGGAAGGACTAAATAGCTATTTTAATTCTGTCGATGCTTACAATAGTTTCCGCGAAGATTACGACTCAATAATGAAAGGATTATAAAGTGCCAATAATTCCAGTAAAGCCAATTGCAAAAGCCCTTGGTAAAGATGTAGAAGAAACAGTAGAGCAAGCTGCAAAGCCAATGCCTGATTTGCTTCCTGATCCAGTTATTCCTGAAGCTGATTTAGCTGCTATGAGAGCTGCTGATGCTAGAGATGCAAGTGTTCAGGACAAAATACCTGAAGAAGAAATTACTGTATTTCATGGCACTCCCCATACGTTTCCGCCTGTAACTGAGGTGGTTAATCGTAAGGATGGTGGTCGTGTCTACGTTGATCGCAACCAATATCCTGACTGGACTCAGCACCCAGACCTTGAGCCTGCTGATTACGAGATGGTTAAGGAGCACGAGCTTGGAGCATTTGATTCTAGCAAGATTGGTACTGGTGAAGGAGCGCAAGCCTATGGTCATGGATTGTACTTTGCTGAAAGAAAAGGCACTGCTGAAAGTTATCAAAAAAGTTTATCTTCAAAAGTAACGCCTGCTGTTAGAGAGGAATACTTTAAGGAAGGAAATATTATTGAAGGTTATTCTGGAAAATCTAAGGTTATTGGTTATAACAAGGGAACGGACGGAAATTGGTCTGTTGAAGTTATTTCTGTTAATAATGATGGTTCGCCAAAAACTGGAGCAAGGCCAAGAGTGCATTCAACACAACCAAGTGTTAGTGATGTTGAATCTGTATTAGGGCCGCTAGAAGAGGGTGGCTCTTTGTACGAAGTTAGGATTAAAGCAAAGCCTGAAGAATTTTTGGACTATGAAGTGCCAGTTAGTGATCAACCATTTTACAATAAAATTATAGAAAAATATTCAGATGAAATTGCAGACTTAAACTCACAGCTAAACACTGGTAATGCTAGTGGTGGAGATGTTTTTAGTTATTTGGAGGCTTTCTCTAGCCCAGAAAAAGCTGCAAAATCTTTAAGTAACCTTGGCATTAAGGGAATAAAATACAAAGATGCTCAAACTCGCTTTTCTAAAACAGGTGCTACCTACAACTATGTAGTGTTTGACGACAAGATTGTAGACATTGCCAAGAAGTATGGCGTTAGCTTATTTGCCGCAGGAAGCGTCTCTCTGGGACTTATGACTCCACAGCAAGCACAGGCCCAAGAAAACCCTATTGGCGCTCCTAAGCCGCAACCAGGCACTCCTGAAGCTACTGCCGACGATACTGCTACTGACTTCTTGCTATCTCGTGAGGGAGCTGATT